CAAATGGCACTTTATCATGATAAGTTCTAAACAAATCTTCCGCATCTTCTTTTGATACACCCAGCTCTGCTTGTAATTTATTTTTACCCATACCATAAAACAAACCAAGATTAATTGTTTTGGCTTGGTCTCTTGGTATATCTGCCATCTCAGCTACAATTCTGTGAAAGTCTGCTTCACCGTCGTTGTATGCATTTAATACTTCGTCAACACCATAGAGTCCGTCAAGACTAGCATAGTGTGTAACAAGACGTGGTTCTTGTTGTGAATAATCAAAACAACCCCACTGACAACCCTCTTCTGGTATAAACAAAGATCTGATCCGTGGTCCGAGTTCCTTGTTCCGTGCTGGTATCTGCTGTAAGTTTGGATTGTTGTAACTAAATCTACCGGTTACTGTGCCACCACTATCTGATCTAATTTGATTTATCTCTGCATGTATTCTACCTTTATGTTGATGCTTTAGTATGGTATCAATAAATGTAGTATGAGATTTATTTATTTCTCTAGCACGAGCTATCAACTTCACCATTGGGTGTGGATGGTTCTGCAGAAAGTTTTTAGTAAATGATGGAGAACGTGTTTTGGCAGTTAGGTCGTATGGTAGGTTCAGTTTTTGAAAGACTTTCTCAATTGAACGTGCAGCCCATATTTGAACATCTACTGATGTTTCTGTTTTTACTTTTTGTAAGCATTCTTTTTCTTCTTTTACTAATTGTTGCTTCAGTGTGTATGCTGCTTCAGTATCTACACGCACTCCTAAAAAACGCATATCAACGAGGCAAGGAAAAAGTTCGGTCTCTAATTTAAATATATCCTCGACATCTTCGTGATACATTTGTTTTTTCATCTCTTGCCATAGTTTGTAAGTTAGATCTGCGTCTTGTTCTGCATACTCACCTACATACATAGCAGGTAATTTATACATCTCAGACTTAGCATCTACACCCCATAAATCTGCAGTTTCTTTCAATACAGCCTCATTTTTACCTATTCCTAGGTAATCACGACCCATAGAGCCTAAATCGTATCGAAAGCGATTCTCGTCCACGAGAGAGCCAGCAATCATGGTATCTACGACCATGCCATTAATTTTAAGCCCTGCAGCCTTAATAAAACATACGTCATACATAGCGTTGTGAAATATCTTAATTGCATCTGTATTTAGAACATCTTGAAACCATTTTAGGACCATGTTCTTATCCATGTTACCTCCACCTTCATGTGCAATAGGGTAATATCCTTTCCAATCTTGTACAGCTACAGCTATTCCAACAATCTTACTTCGACCTACAACAGATCCAGATCCAATAGTTTTTAAGTCTGGGTCTTTTGTCTCCAGGTCAATTGCTATTTCACTGTAGTTAGATAGATCAGGAAAGTCTTGTGGTGGTAACCACTCTGTCTGTGGTTTAAATATCGGTTTCATTATAATCCCTCTCTATAATCATTTCTAAAAAATGTATAGCTTTCAATATGTCTTGTTTCTTTCCCTTGTCACGATGTCTTATTATATATTTTATAGCACAACCTTCAGGATATAGCAATTCATTCTCTACTACAAACTTACTTGGTTGAATTTTATACTTTTGATAGTGACTCCCGCCGTGCTGCTTGTCCCATACTTTACTCATAGGTTATATGCCTTCCTTGTTTGTGGTTCGATTATGTATAAGTTTCTTTCTGTTCTTGTACATGCAACATAGAATAGTCTGTTCATATCGTCAGAGTTTTTTTGATACTCATCAAACGCTGCACCAGATATGTCTGTAGTTACAACTATGTTTTCTCTTTCATTACCCTTAACACCATGTATCGTAGAAATACTTATTCTAGGATTTTTAGTTAGGTCCTCTCCTTTTTCTAATAATTTTTTTATTTTTTTAATATCTTCATCTCCTACTTCATCTAAAGCTTTATCCCATTCAGCTTCTGTTTGTAATCCATATTTTTCTTTCAAAGTATCTACATCATAAAAACCATCTTTAATTATTTTTTTAAATAACTTTGAATTCCAATTATCTTTAGTCATTTTAAATTTTATTTCTTTAACATCATTGTAGTGAAGAGGTATACCTTTTTTTAAATCATTCCATTTTTGAACAATTTTATAAATGTTTTTTATTTTAGGTACGTTATTTCTTCTTTGCCAATACAAACCTTTTTCATCTAATATTTCTCCAATACCAGCTAACATATAATTAGCTTGTGCTAACACCAACCACTTACCTTGTTTAAAATTTACATCGTGTAAAGTATCACACCGTTGTACAGATCCTTCATCTTCTTTTGGTAACCATTCTTTTTCTACTCTATTGTTGACTCGTTTAATTAATCTGTTTGCTAATGCAAAAGGTTTTTGTGGGACCCTTTGTGATTGATCCAACACAGTTCTTTCACCTTCTAAATTTATAAATGTATTTACGTGTGCACCATTCCATTTGTATATGGCCTGGTCATCATCACCTGATATGTATGAGTCTTGTGATTTCTCTTCGATCTTTTTTACTAATCTCCATTGTATTAAACTTAAATCTTGTGCTTCATCAACAAACATAACTCGTAGTCTTGGTGCTTCACCACTATCTAAAAATTTTTCTAGCATGTCAGGAAAGTCAATCAAACCATTTTGTTCTTTGTATCTTTCTAGTTCTTCTACAATTATTTGTAATTTGTTTAGTGATATCTTTGAGTTGTTTGCAAGATGATAAAACTTTATAGGATCTAATTCTTTTGATCGTGCTAAGTTTATCATTTGTATGTATGGGTCTGTAGAATAAAACACGCCATCATAGTCTTCGTCTTGTTTTTGATTAAATTCTAACTCTATTTGCATTTTTTCTGATAGTTCTCTGTAGTGTTTTGGTTGCATTACTTGGTTTTTATTTATACCTAACTGATTAAAACAAAACGAATGTAGTGTTTGAAAGTAAGGTAGATCATCATAAGATAATTTAAATTTATCTACAGCTCTTTGTTTACCTTCTCCTGCAGCATTCTTACTAAACGTAAAATAACCTACTTGATCTGGTGGTGTTGTTTCTAAAAATTTTTCTATGTGTCCAAGTAATGTATGTGTTTTACCTGTACCTGGAGGACCATAAATTATATACCTCACTAATAGTTCTCCTGCTTAAATGTTTTTGGTTTGTATGTTTCAGTCTTCTTGTCAAATCTAGCCACAACAAATACAGATAGTTTGTGTCTACCCACACGTTTAGTTGTACAATTTAAATTGTCTTTTAACATCTGTGATGTTCTTTGGTATGGCACCTTCCAATGTTTTCTTGATAGATAGTTATTGAAGAAGTTATCAAATACAAAGTGATGATAACCATCTTTAGTATAAGTACCACCATTACGTAGATCTTCGTAGTCATCTTTCTGTATTCTGTTTACACAATAATCTTCTAAATAGTTTCTTAATATATCTTTGGTGCTTGTGCCTTCTGCAGGTTCTGTAATTTCTGCGTTTGTTAATAGTACATTTGTAAGTTTCTTCCAGTCACCTGTTTTCAATGTTGGTGGATTCAATCGTAATTGCTTCACACATTCTTCTTGAAACATAGTTTGGTTTGTTAAATGTTTTGCTGAGTCTAGATATAATCTGTCACCATCTACATTCATGTAGTAGTATGGTTCCTCTAGGTTGACAACCTGCAGGTCTGTAAGATTAGGAAATGTTATCTCTTGACCTATACCAAACTTTCTAGTCTTACATAATTTTTTATCACACAAACTACACATAGGTTGATCATTGCATTTGTATCCCCAATCTTTTTTCTCGTGTTGTTTTGTTATAATGTTTACTTCTATGTCCGACAATGGTTGTGCCATTGCTGACTCGTTAAATAATATTAATTTTGTTTTCCAATTTTCCGGCCATTTAGATTTTGCATATACACCATAATGAAACAAAGCATTGTTTCTACCACCCTCTGTAACTTTGTTTTGCACCATAAGTTCTACGCATGGTGGACCATCAGAATACGGTGTCTCTGGTCTTTTAACTTCTATTATGCTAATGTCTTCTTGTTTATATCTTTCTACTAACTCAAAAAAACTTTCCAGTGTAGCAGCTTCGCCACTCTCGAGAAAGGCATATCTTGTTGTATTACTACAATTAAAGTATGGTAAATTTAAAAAGTTTCCTGTATCATCTTTTGATTTTAATTCTCTTTGTTTTGGAAAAACTTCTGACCCACCATAACCTAATACAGATCTAATTTCATTTAATTTATCTTGCATCAAACTCGCTGATACATAATCTTTTGTAAATAAAAATACATGTGCACCCCCAGACTTTGATCTACATACTACTAGTGGTAATTTAAATTGTTTAATTTTGTTTATAAGTTTTTGATGATCAAATCCTGCGTAAGAATCTATGTCAATACATCCCCACTTACATTTATTATCATCGTTGATTGGTATAACACCTAAACTATCAACACCATCTAAATGCTTTTGCCATAGTTCATCTGTAACTGGCTCACGTTTTACAAAAGATTTACCTTTTACTTTAGTGCCATTACCATTTGATTCACCTACAATGGTGACACCATGCGCACGATCTAATCCTTGAAATATGTTTTTAAACTTCTCAATCATATTTTATAAGTGGGCGTTTCCACTCTCGCATCGACGCCCACTACCTAGGATCTAGTAATTTGAATTAGACTTTGTTGTCTCTTCCGTGCCGTGTTTAGCTTGGATCTCACCCTTACCTACACTAGTTGCAAAGTTTTTAGCCATGTCATACAAATCTTTTTGTTCAACAGGACCAACTTTAGACACATCCCAACCAAACCATGTTCCTTTGTCATTAGACATCTGGACGGTTTTTAGATTATAAATGTGGCTGTATGTAGGCGGAGTAAATAATCCATTTTTACCCTGCATTTTTAAACCCATCATCATTGAGTTCCATTTTCTACTAACTTTTAATTGAGTAGATTTCATAGAGATCAAAGCAGTATGTGGGTTTGCACCTCTCACCAATACAAAATGACTTGCAGTGTTTTCAAGATAGTTACCATTTGCTAATCTATCTTTATAGTCTTTACCTCTAGTGGTTTGACTAATGATATCACTGTCTGCTTCATGAATTGCAACAGGTGCACCTGTGCTAGTGCCTCTGTCCTGCCATTCGATGTATTGTCTTTTATAATGACAAGGTATTACATCTACGTCTTTGTACAATTCATTTGTAACTGTATTGATTATAAGTCCAGGTTCTGCCCCCTCGACATATTTACCATCTCTTTTGTTAACCTCTGGAGATAGTTGGCCCAAAATTTTTAAGAAAGGCAACGCAAGATCTTCTTGCGATATATTTTGAGCACCTTGGTTTGCATCAGCTTCAAATAAATTTGTTGCTAACGCTCCTTCTTTTTTTGTTGCTACTTGGTTCATGTTACTTGTTCCTTTTTATTGTTGTTTTATTCTCCGAGAACACCCCGAAGATTTCCGTTGGCATTTCTTTTCCTGCCTCAATACGCTCACGGACTAGCGCTTTCAGAGTCATGGGCTCAACCTTCATCTTTTGTGTCGGTTGAAACCCTTGACCCTTCGCAAGTTCGGCATAATCAGCCGCCTTGTTATCTTCGTTACGACCAAACGATACGGATATCTCATTTTTGATTATATCGCCTAGCCCATTATTACGAAGCCAGTTAAACGCCGCCTCTTTGTTTGCCTCTGTAATAGTGGCACGATACGACGTTGAAACTTTTAGATGTGATCCATCATGCAGTTTTAATTCTGCCAGACCCATCTCTGACATCATAGTTGGTATGATGTCACCAGAAACTTTTTGTATTTCTGCTTTGGTGCTTTTCATATTTTCTTCTTGTAGTTCGAGTCTTTTTTGTAAGTCCTCTAACTTTTCAACTTGGTCTGCAAGTGACTGTATACCTTCAGTTCTTTTCATTGCATCCTGTTGATCTTTTTCGAAATCAATTGTCATCTATTTCTCCTTTCTCGTATAGATTAATTTCAATAGGATAATATTTTCTTTCTTGTTTATCCCACTTTAACAAATTGTATTTGCCGTTTGTAATATCAGATACGATAGAACATGCAACACCTATGATTGCGGGATCACCTGTAAGTAGTAAATAATCTTCTTTTGTAAAATCTTTTAACCCTTGTCTCAACTTATACACGAGTGGACCTGGAGAAAAAATAATTTGTGAAAATTCTGGTAATAAAAAATGAAACTTACCGGACGAAGAATAAACAGATGCACCCATGATATTTATTTTAGGATTACCTGCTTTTGTTCCAGCAATTTCTTGTATTACAAAAACTCTACTTTCTGACATTGACAAATCATATAACATCCTTTATATTAATGTCAATAGAAAGATGAATTATAAATTTAAGACTAAACCGTATAAGCATCAGATGACTGCTTTAGAAAAGTCATGGCATAAAGAAACGTACGCATATTTTATGGAGATGGGTACAGGTAAAACAAAAGTGTTAATTGATAACATGGCCATGCTTTATGATAAAGGCAAAATAGATGGTGCATTAATTATCGCTCCAAAAGGTGTTGTAAAAACCTGGTATGAGCAAGAGATACCTACGCACTTACCAGACCACATAGAAAATGTGACCGTATTATGGCAACCAAATATTACAAAAAAACAACAAGAAAAACTAGAATCTTTGTTTGAAATAGAAACTGCTTTACATATTTTAGTTATGAACGTTGAGGCGTTTAGCACAGAGAAGGGTATAAAGTTTGCTAGTAAGTTTTTAAACTCACACAAAGTATTAATGGCTATTGATGAGTCCACGACAATAAAAACACCCACCGCAAAACGTACAAAAAATATTATTAATCTTGGTAAGTACGCTAAATACAAACGTATAATGACAGGTTCTCCTGTAACTAAAAATCCGTTAGATCTATATACC